GCTGAAAGTGAATTACAGGTTGCTAGTATACCTATTTTACAAGTGATAGAGGATGGTAAAGAGAGTATTTATGATTTTGATGGAATAGTTGCTTTACTTTCTAACAAAAAATAAAATGAGTAAAGAGAAGGCTGAACTTGTGGATAGATTAAATGCTATTCAGAGGTTAATTAGTGAGCAAGGGTTATGAGCTGACCCAAAGCTTTTAGAGGCTAAAAAGAAAATTGAGGCTCAATTAGATTTACTTAATAAACAAGAGAAGGATGGAAGAGATTAAAGAGAATTATGCTTGGGATGATGGGGATGAGTATGCTTTTGGTGAGGATGTAGAATTCTCAATACCAGAGATAAAACATAATATACGACCTCATAGTAATCAATGAAGTAATAAGGAAACTTCAAGTGCTTGTACTATGATATGAGCATTAAACCAGATTATTAGATTATTTGGTATTGATTTAACTATAAAAGAAAGTAATATTCTATGAATAGAAGTAGTACATTATTGTGAGAAGTTTTGATATAAGATAGGTGCTGGATGGAGTACCCCAACGGCGATTAATGCAGTATGTAAATTTTGGAATGAGATAGGGGCTGAAAGATATGGAACAGAAAAAGTATTTTATGCTAGAAGATATTGGAATACAGATAAACCACAAGAGGCTTTAAAGAAAGGGCATTTAGTAGGTTTTACAATGAGTTTAAATTTTTGAGAAGATAGGAAAAAAGGATTAGTGTATAAAGATAATTACCCTGGTGCTTGATGACATAGATTAAATTGGCAGAGTACCAAAACAACGAAACCTACAGGATGAGCTGTATGTCCAGAGGCTGATTGTGGAGTATATGATAATTACTACGGATTAACTAACCAATATCTTATATTAGATAGGAGTAAATATATAAATAAGGGTATGAATGCTTGGGGATATATTATATTACCACAAAGCTGTTTAGAGAAGAGTGTAGAGGAGAATAAGGAAGAGATAAAGAGGAAGAAGGCTATGAATTATGTAATAATGGCTTTAAGTACGGCTTATGAAAGTGTGCCAGAGAAATACCAACAAGAATTCAGTAAATTAGCAAGTGAGATAAGGAAGGATTACCCAGATGCTAGAAAAATAGAAGAGAATGAGGAGAAGAAAGGTGCTATTGCTATAACAGATGCTTTGAGTTATTTGTATAAGTTTGCTGATGAAGAAAATAAAAAGAAATATGCAGAAATGGCTAGTAATATGAGAAAAAAATATTGATTTGAGTAGTTTTATTTCTTAACCATATATAAAAATGCCTTGTGGATGAAAGAAAGGTTGAAGAGGAGGAAAAAGAAAATAACCAAAAAAAGACTTGAAATTAGTAAAAAAAACCTTATATTATAGTCGTGCTTGAATGCATATAATGTAAGGAAAATGGTTGTGTTTTTCTTCTGACAAAAAGCCTATGGTCGCATCAAGCTAGAATATACACGGTATAGGAAGGCTTGGATTGTAGGCTTTTTAAATGAAAAATAACTTGAAAAAAAAGAAAAAAACATTAACTATAATATAGTTATATCTAATGGTGGTAGATATGATAGTATGAAAATGTTATGAAATAGTCGTTAGACTAATCATATAAAGGGAATACCTAACTACCACCATTAGTTAGGTATTTTTTATTTTCAACGGATGGATAAGATGATATGAGCCAAGAAGAGATTTAAAGTGTTGGAAAGGGATTGATTTAGATGCCAATATTGTGGTAGAAATTGAAAAGATGTTACATTAGAAGTAGACCACATAGTTCCTAAAGCAAAATGATGAAGTGATGATTTTAATAATTTAATTACCTGTTGTAGAGAATGTAATATTGGAAAGGGAGATAGAGAAATAGGGATAAGTAATTGAGATGCTAGAATGCTAGAAGATGATTTGAGGGGAAGTTCTATAAAATTATTTTTTAAGAAGTGGAATGATAAAAGATATTGAAGTATAAATGATTATAATATTAAGTTTGTAGTTGCTTATATAAAAGTAGTATTTGATGATAGTAAGGAGAGTGAGAAGTTGGATTTTTTCATAGATGTTATACACGATAAATATTGAGATAATATGAGAAGTGTTGTGGATGTAGAGGAAAAGGTAGGGGAATTAAGAGAGGAATATAATAAATGAGGGAAGTTATGTAAAAAAGCGTTGGAAAAGTATGAAATATTTATAGAGGAATATATAATAAATGAAATTTATGAGTATATGGAAGAGGATGGATGGAATACTGATGATATGAATAGAAGATTGAATTATACTTTAAGCCGATTTAGTATTCTTAAAGAATATTATTGGTTAGCAAAAAAATACACTTTATATCTTAAACAAATAAAAGAATGGCAGAAAGAGATGTAATTAGTGCTTGATATGGTATAATGCCTAATAAGGTATTATATGATAAGAAATTAAACGACAAACAAAAATTATTGTATTGTTGTATTAGTAGCTTATGTGCGAAGGAATGATTTTGCTGGGCTAGTAATGAGTATTTGGGGGAAATGTTTGGAGTGGATAAAAAAACGATTAGTAGAAATTTGAATGCTTTAAAAGATGCTTGATACCTAGATATTGAGGTTTGAGATAATTATAAGAGAAAGATTAGTATGAGTACCCTAGACAAAAATGTGGAGGGGGATGGACAAAAATGTCCAGGGGGTGATGGACAAAAATGTGGATATATAAATACAAGTGTTATTATTACAAATAATAATTTAGCTAACGCTAAAGAAAACCAACCACAACCACAAGAGTATTGAAATAAGGATGTAAACAATTTAATTAGAGAATTAAGGGGAGCTTGCGAAGAGTTGGGAGTGGCTTATGATAGTGATAGTGATAGGAATTTTGCATATAATCTATTAAGAAAAAAGGATTATGAGGAGTTATGTAAAAAGGAATGACAAAATAAGGTAGAGTTCGCTATAAACATATTAAAAGCTAGTGTATGATTATGATATTATGTGGTATGTAGTTGACCTAAATTAATATATAGAAATTATGCTGATGTATATAATAAGGTATTACAAAAGAAAAATAAAAATAATATTCCTAAATTTGATGTTTTATATTAATAATTATTATAAAAATGGGAGAACTTAAACAGCTAGATGGTAGCTTTGTAATCATCAAGAGAAAGGATGGAGAAGAATTTATTATGAGTGGTAGTTTGGATGAGTGGCTTAAATTAGTGAATAATGGACCACAATTTATACCTATAGGTTGAGGAGTAGTGAATAAATTTGAGATTTTCACTATAGAACCTTATATTCCTAGTGAGATAGATGGATATATAGCTTGAATAACAGATAAGGGGGTAAGAGATGGATTAAAAGGAATAGTAAAAGAGAGAAAAAATAAATGATTAGAAACTAACGGAGTAAAACATTTAGTAGATATTTATGAGAGTAGATATTGAGAGATAGGAGTGCAAAAGTAGGAATTGAAAAAGGTAAAAAAAAGTAAAAAAAGGTTTGACAAATGAAAAAAAAACATTATAATGAATAACGTAAGATTAGTTAGACCTCTTACATTTTATATCTTGTAAATATTAATATGAAACAAACAAACATTTCAATGGTTAGTAAAATTATGAATGTAGTAGAATGCATTAATTTAATGCTTAATGATGGTAGAGAATTATATTACCATTGTGCTGATAATTCAGTTTATATTCAAAAATTTGGAGAAGGTATGAGATTATTAAAAAGTGGGAAGAGTTTAAACCAATTTGATATATTAAATTATTTGATAGGATTTAGAGAAAACCTATGCTTAAATTAAACAAAAACAAAACCTTTTATTTATTAATTACAAAATATGAAAAAACAAATTATTATTTACACAATTATTTGATTAGTTTTCCTAGGTATGTTAGGAGCATTAATTCCTCTAGCTAAAAAAGATTTACAGTTAAGGAGTATGAGGAAGGATATAGAAAAAATTGAGGCTCAAATTGAATTTAACAAAGAGCAATGGGCTAATTGTGATGCCAATATGAAGTTATGGAATGATGAGAATAATGCTAATAGAGAAATGCTTAAAAACCTAAAGGAAGAGTACAATAGTATGGTGGGTTTTACGGAGGCTTGACTTCAATAGAAGACAGTAAGACCAGAGGATATAAATATATAGTTTTACATCATACGGCTACCACTAAATGTATGAGTGCCGAAGAGATGAAGATGAGTATGTTTTATACTTGGGTACAGAATAGAGGGTTTGAATTTATACCAACCCATTATATTGTTGGATGTAGTTGAGATTTTGTAAAGGTAAATGATATGGAGAGAGTGGTTGGTGCTACATTAAATCCAGAGGCAAACCGAAATGGGGTACATATAGAGATAGTTGGGGATTTTAATAAATGAGTACCAAATGATGCTCAATATGAGATGGTAAACCAATTAATACAATGGATATTAGAAAAACATCCAGATATGGAGATTAAATGACATAAAGATTTCCAGCCAAAGAATTGCCCTTGAGTAAATTTTGATTGGAGTAGGATAAAGACATATAAAGAGCCAGAATATATAGAATTCAGCTTGAGTAGATATTATAGTGTATTACCAGACCAGAAGAGATATTACAACGATAGAAGTTATGAGGAGGATTTTAAGATAAATTGTGATGGGGATTGTTTGGTTACGGCTAACTGACACCAACTTACGAATGATGATAAATATAAGAGTGTAGCTTGTCCGAAGGAGTATCCGTTAGGTACAAAGATTTGGTTGGATTGAATAGGTGAGGTTGTATGTAATGATAGAGGAGGAGCAATAAATGGAAATAAAATAGATATGCGATGTTGAATAGGAGATGATGCTTTAAATAACCGAAAAAAGTGTCCAACGGGAGTTAGGAAGTGATATATAGTAGAGTAATAAAAAAAGTAAAAAAAAGTAAAAAAAGACTTGAAAAATACAAAAAAAACATTATATATATAGTATCGTTGATGATAACATAATATCTAGTCTGACAAACTAGAGGGTATATAAACAGACTTGGTAGTTTATGTTTATATATTCGGATGAAGAACTACCAATTATTTATATCTTGTAAATATCAATATGGGAAAGACAGAAAAAACTATTAAGGTACTTTATACAGAGTATGAAGACCAAAAAGAAAAAAGACAATTTGAATGTACTTTTGAAGAGTTTGTAGCTTTATATGAAAGATGGAAGGAGAGTAATTTTGATAGCTTTGATAGGTTTATGGATTATGTAGAAAAAGAATGCTTTGGAAAATAATTTATATTATTAACTAAATATTAATATGAGAATTCAACAGTATTTGAGCGAAGATGCTCTTGAAAAATTACAAGAAGTATTAGAATATGATATACCAGAATATGCTGGGGACAGACATTATATGGATTTGTTAAATATTGTGAATGCTGATTATTATGATGCACCAGATGATTTAATAGATGAAGAAGGGATAGCTGATAGAGTAAGAGAACATTTAGATGGATGATGGTTGGGTGCGGCTAAAAATATGTTAAAGGATTTGGATTTAGATAGTGATTATTGGATTATAGATTGAAATGGGCGACCAAGAGATATAGATAGTGGAGATTGCGAATATTTAAAGAAGGAAATTATAAGTGAATTGGAAGACCAATTAGATGATAAAGATATGAAAAAATGGTTAAAGATTAAGAAAAAATATGGTTTAGATTAGCTTTATATATTAATATAAATAACAATGGGAAATTTCAATTTTAAAGGCCAGATGGCTGAATTAGGGTACAATGTATTTACAACATTTTGGGATGATTTCAGTATAGCAGATAGCTTTGGAATTAGTGCCATTAAGGATACCTACAAGAGAGCATTTGAAGAGTGGAAATGAGATTACAAATACCTAACAGAATTAGTTATGGTGCTTAATTGGAAGATATGGTATTGGTATAAGATAGACAAAAAAATAGCTGAATGCTATAATGATTTATGGATAGAATGAGATAGTTATGCTTATACTAATTTAGAGGGTAAAGAGTTGGATTATTATATTAAAACACTTGATTAAGTTTTTATATATTAATATATATTTATTATGTGATGGAGTACAAAACAACTAGACTACAATAATGTAGTCAATGTAAATTTAAAGGGTATGAAAAAAGATGCCTGAAGGGAAGAATTTTGTTTTGAAATTTTTAGAGGTTATGGAGAAACAAAAGAAATTATTGAGCCAAAAGCTACCTCAATTAGTGGAAGGCTTAAAAAGGTAGAAATTGGAGGGTATGATTATACCGATGAAACTGGTAAGACCAGAAGAAATAAGACATTGACTTTCTATTTAGATGATGGAGAGAATGTGATAAAGTATTGAACTGGATATAATATGGTAAGTAGACAAATTATATATAATCTTGCTAGTATTGAAGGAAATATTGGTACTATAGAACTAACTCCATATTGGAGTAAAAAGTGATATAGAAATATATGGGTAAAAAATGATGGAGAGGATGTTAGAATGAAGTTTGATTTTGAGAAGGATATTAAAGCAAAATGCCACTATTCAGAAGAATTCCAAAAAACAAGTTATACAGAATTGGATAAGTGGATAGATGAAGAATTAGTACCAGAAATAAACCACAAATTGGAAGAGCAAGAGAGAGATGAAATGCCATTCTAAAAAAGGTAAAAAAAAGTAAAAAAAAGACTTGAAAAAAGAGAAAAATACATTATATATATAGTGTAATTAATTTTTATCTACTTACGAAATATTAATATGGATGACATTCTATGGTTTAATATTATAACTTGTCCAGAATGTAAGAGTATAGAAGAGTGGGCTAGTTATAGTAAAAGATTATGCTGGGAGAGGAAGGCTGAAAGCAATGATGAGATTGATGGCTCATTTAATAGTTATGTAAAGAAGGCTAGTATTTACCCAGAATTCTCACAGGTTGTAGCTGTATCATTTAAAACAAAGGGACACGATGTAGTGTTGGATTGTAAAGAATGAGAGAAGAGTTTATTAGAAAAAGTAAATGAGGTATTTAAAAAGAATAAATCAAGGTTGGGATGATTTAATATTTACAACTTTGCTATTCCTTTCCTATGGAAGAGGATGGTAATAAATTGTTTACAACCAGCCGAATGATTATGTATTAGTGGATTAAAACCACGAGATATGGAAAATTATATTGTGGATGTGATGAATATATGGAAACAGACCAGCTTTACTTGTAGTTTAGATTTATTAAGTATTTCCTTATTAAGTGAAAACCCTGGTATTGATGGATATGGAGAATATGTAGTAAGTGCTATGGCTCAAGGTAATTTGAATTGGTGTTTACATTATTGCTATCAATGAATGAGATATGCTGAAAGATGCTTTAATGCTATAATGTACCACGACCAATATGAGGCAGAGGAAGAGGTAAAGGAAGAAGTAAAAGAAGAGGTAAAAGAAGAAGTGAAGGAAGAGGTAAAAGTGGAAGAAAATCCTAGTCCAGTTGTGGAAGAGAAAACATTAGAAGAGAAGAAAAAGGAGGCAGAGGATATTGCTATGGCTAAGATGGAGGAAGAGGCAAGAGAGGTTGCTGAAGAAAATATAGAATTACCTTTTTAGTTTTGTAAATATTAATAGAAATGTGAGAAGAAAAAAAACCAACAAATTATGAGGAGCTATTAGAGAAATGTAATAAGTTATTAAGTGTAGGATGATTAGAAGACATAGATGAATTCCTACCAGAGTTAATGATAGCTTACGATAAATTAGATTTAGAGGCTACAAGGATGGCTGATGCCTATGATTGTAGAAGGGATGAGTTATTTATTAATATGAGGAAGGCAAAGAAGGAGTGAAGGAGTGAGGCTACCGATAAGGATATAGAAACATTTAGTAGGCATAAAGCTATGGAAGAGTTTGGAGATAGAAATATATATAAGACAGTAGTAAGACATTTGGAGAAGTATTTGAATTTATTAAGTAGTAGGCAAATAAAATTAATGACTGATGAAAAAAGACAAAGGGAGATGGCTATATAGCCACTCCTTATATGGAGATAGTAGCTTAATGGTAGAGCGGCATCCTTTGGATGTGACAAACAGCTAGCGATTGTGTAGGTTCAAATCCTACCTATCTCCGATTTATATAAATATTATTATAAAGATGGAGAAATATTTAAACCATATATGTAAGATATTAGAGATGTTTTTAATGTTAGAGCTAAAAAAGAATAATATGACAAAAGAGGAGATAGAAAAAATTATGTTAGAATTGAAGAAATAGTTAAATTTATTTATTATATATATTAATATGCGAAGAGAATTGTTTGATGAGTGAATTATTGATACAAATGGTAATAAGATTTACCTAAGTGCTACGGAGAAGATTTTGATAAAATTGAAGGAGAGAGAAGAGAGGAGAGTAATTGCTTTAGTAAAGAAAAACAAGGCAGGAGAGGATTATGTAGAGATAGAGAAAAAGGAAAAACATATTTTCCATAAAAATAATTCACGAGGATTTAATTATGAACTTATATCCAATTTACCAAAGGATATGGATGTAGTAGTTAAGAGAGCTGAATATGGAAGATATTATAAGATAAGGGCTGGGGAGATGCTAGAAAATGGCAATTTCCTACATTTCCTATTAAATGGGTATGAAAGACAATATTTTGTACCTATAGAATGCTTTGAGGAAATTAAGTTGAAATAATATTAAAAATAGATATATTATATGAGGCCATAGATATTAATGTAAAAAGTAAAACTAACCCGAAGGATAGATACAGCTTATGTATCTATTTTTCGTTATGTAAACGGAATTATAACGGAAAAAAGTAAAAAAGACTTGAAATTGGTAAAAAAAACATTACTATACCCAATGTAAGATTGAATAGGTTATTTTATTTCCTTAATAAATATTAATATGACAACACCAGAAAAAGTACAGAGCCAGAGAAGAGCCATTTTAATAGTTGTAAAAAATGGATTTCAAAAGCTCATTGAAGGATGAAGATTGGAATTAAAACCAATCTATGATGATTTACAGAATTTCCTTTATGGAACGGACAGATTTACTTGAGAGCCTTATATGGTAAGTGTTGAAGAGTTGGAGTATTACCAAAGGATATATAGAGAAGTTATTAAAAATTAATTTTATATCTTTACTAAATATTAATATGTTTACAACAAAAGAGATATTGTCTACGGACAAAAAAATTAAATTAAGCATTGGGCTTATGGAGGATGGATTTGTAGAAAATCCAAGAGAATATGATGATATGGTAGAATTTACTACTAGAGAACACAGATATTATAATCTACCAAAAGAATTTAATTTTGATTGGGATGCTTACGATGAATGAGAAATGGAAGAAATAGAAGAAATGGATAAGAATTATCATATATTCTTCCTAGATTGTTATGAACATAGTGGAATGAAATGGAGTTTAGCTTGAGAATGAATGCAATGTAGATTTGATACAGCCAAGAGAGTTGGATTAATGAGAGTAAAAAAGGAAGTAGTAGAAGATAGAAAAAATGCTTTAGAATTAGTAAAAGATGCTTTAGAAGTTTATAATAAATGGTTGAATTGAGAATTTTATGAATGGAGATTGGAAAGATTGGTAATACGAAAAAGCGAAGATGGAAGAGAAAAAACAGAATGGGAATTTTTAGATGGATGTAGCTGATTTTATGATGAAGATGAGGCATTGAGTGATGGTAAAGCTATGTGCGAAAATGTTGAATTCCTAGATGAAGATTGAGAAAAATAAAACAGTAAAAAAAAGTAAAAAAGACTTGAAAAATGAGAAAAAAGCATTATATTAATAACGTAGGGTTGGGTTAGAAGACCTACCATTTATATCTTACTAAATATTAATATGTCTACTAGAGCTACCGTTTATGTACATTGAGTACAACACAACACAGTTAAATTGTACCACCATTGTGATGGATATGTGAGTTGGTTGGGTACAAACATAGTGGATACTATGGTTAATTGTGGTGGAGAAAATGTTATTGAGAGTTTGTTTAAGATTGGAGGATTTGAAGTTGATGACATTAAGAGTATCCATTGAGATGTTGAATATGTGTATGACATTTATGTTAAACACGACAGTATTAAGATGGATGATAAATACCAAGCGAAAACAATTTGGAATGTAGAGGTTAGAAAATGATACGATGAGGAAAAAATTAAGGAACAAGAAGGAGTAGAGATTGGTAATGGTTGGAGTATGAGTAATTACAACAGAGAATGGAATACAGATAAGATAGAAGACCAGTTGAAGGATTTAGAAAATAGATGGCGAGATAAACCAGAAGAGGAAGTAGTAGAAAGTTTAGATACAGATAGTAGTTTTTACAATGCTTATTATTCATAAAAATGTGGATTGGAGATATTATTAGAAACATCAAGTGGGAGGACAACAATAATTGTTGCTCCTTCCAAGATGGAGATAAACGAAAGGTAAAATTATACGGAAAAGTGGTTGAAAAATTAGAATTTAAAGATAAGATTTGAGCTGAAAGATGGTTGTATGATTATTGGAAAAATAAAAAGGATACCGTGCTATTAGATGATTTAGATACTATAAAATAAAAAATTGAAAAAACAGTTTAAAAGAAAGTTAAATTGGCTTACTTATGAGAAGTTATTTAAAACTGAATGAGCGGTTGCTGTTTTCCTAGAACAACGGAAAGATAATATAGAGGAGTGGGAGTTTATACTAAAAAATTATATATATAATAAGAAGAAAGAGGATTGGAAGGATTTAGCTGATAGAATGTTTAGTATATATATAAGGCTAAAAAATAGAGATGAACATTGAAGGTGTAAGTGCGTGACTTGTGGTAGTGTGATGCATTGGAAAGATATACAGAATTGACATTATAGGAGTAGAGGATGTAATAAATATAGGTTTAGTGAAATAAACTGCCACCCACAATGTAAAGGATGTAATTTGATGTTAAGTGGTAATTATAGAAACTACTACTTATATATGGTAGATAGATATGGAGAAGATGTAGAGAGAAAGTTGCGAACAGATAAAGAGAGTGTGAAATATAACCAATGATGGTATGAGGAGCATATTATGGAGCGATGGAGATATATAAAATGAGAGCTTTATTGAGGTAAAACAAAAAAGAAAGATGAATAAATTATTAATTGGATTAGTTATTGGCTTAGTTGTAGAAATTGTGGCTGTGAGTTGTTGGATATGATACGAATTAACAATTCCAGCTGGTGATTGAATGGTTTTTATTTATTAAACATATATTATTATGAAAAAATGAGAAAACAAAGATTTCAAAGACACTAAAATGGAGTGTGGTTTAAAGATTGAGATTGAAGAGGATGGGATAAGTGTAGGAGTATTTGGTAAGGGAGGTAAAGAGCAATTATTTGCTGATTTCCTTTCAGATGGACTTGTAGCAACATTGGAGAAGATTATGGATTGAATGGAAATGCCAGATGGATTAAAAGATAAATTGTATGGTAAATGGGTGGAACAGATTGGTAGAAAAATAAGTAAATTAGATTTAGATGATTAATAAATAAAGAAGATGCAAGAAACAACATTAAATACACTAGGGAATTCTATATGGGATATTCAATTAAAGAAAGCAAAAGCCTCAATAGATGTACAGGAGGCAGAGGATAAATTAAGAAAAACAGAAGAATATAAAGACCTTGAATTTAAAAGGGAGGTATTAAGACAGTATGAAGAAACAGAGGAAGAAATGAAAAAGGCTATAATGGTATGAATGGAACAACTAGATTTAAAAAGTTTAGATTTTGCTAATCAGAAGGTAACATTAAAAAATAACCCACCTTCAGTAAAAATTAATGATGAAGAATTAATACCAGATAAATTTAAGAAGGAGAAGGTAAGTATAGTAATAGATAAAACAGCTATTAAGAAGGCAATACAAGATGGGGAAGAGGTAATTGGTGCTGAATTAGTAGTTGGTAAGACTTTATTAATAACACCAAAATGAAATGCCTAATTGTGTAAGATGTGGAAAGTTAATATATAGAGAAGGACAGCACCAAAAGTTATGGTGCGATAGTTGTAGGAAGTTAGTAGATGAGGAATTGAATGGAGAATTAAGTAGGCCACGAGCATATTATTTTAGCTTTTATTTGAGATATAATTATAAATGAAAAAGGGAGGAGTAGATTATATGAGTAGTGCTTTGTATTGAATTAATGAGATAGTAAAAAAAATAAAGAGTGTTGATTGGGGACTAACAAAATTAGTAAGAGTATTAAATGAGTATGAAGATGAAAAGGAGTTGGTATGTGGTAAAAGAAATTATAAGTGGCATTATGATGAAGAAAATGATAGTGTATATGCTGAAAGGATAGATGGTAGCGAATTAGGAGAAGAGGAAAGTTGGGCTGTAATAATATGTAGAGGATATTGCTTTATATGGCGATTAGTTGAAAATAATAAAATAGATTTTGAAGATAATGAGATAAAAACAAAGATTAATGGATTAATGAGCTTGGCTTGAAATTGGAGTAGTAGTGAATGAATGACAATAGGGGAATATAAAAAGTTGCTTTATAAGGAGTGATTATTAATGGTGCTGTCAATAGATGATAGTCCAATAAATCTTTTATCTAGTTTATTAAATTAAAAATGATGCGAGGATATATTATATGTGCAATAATAATTATTGTAATTGTTGTAAGTGGTTGTGGAAGTTGTTATATAGCAGGACAGCTTTCAGAAATGAAAGATAGTTTGAGAGTTATAGACCTCCATTATGAGATAGTAGAGAATTATGAAAAAAGGATAAAATTAATGAGAGATTTTATAGAATATAATGAGGATATAGTAAATAATGCTAGAGGAATGACAGCTAAGAAATGAATGGAGCATATTGAAAAACAATATATAAAGTGGGTTGATGGTTATAATAAAGAATATGATGATTTTTGTAGAGATGATTAATTTTATTTTATAAATTTATATTATTATGAAACTTACAAAAGAAATATTAGAACAACATATATTAAAAAAGGATTATGTTAGGATGTGACATAAAACCACAGTATGTATTATTACATTGGATAATGGATATGAAGTTATAGGCTCTAGTGCTTGTATAAATCCAGAGGATTATGATTTAGAAATAGGTAAGAAATTTGCTTATGAGGATGCTTTTGAAAAGCTATGGAGTTTGTTTGGATTTTTAGCGAATTATGGACAAGAGTTTTTTGATAGAGTGTAATTTTATATTTTTATTATATAAAGATGTGAAACTTAATGAATGAAAGCCTTAGGGCGTTATTGAATGAACAATATAAACTTGTAGCAGAGCTTAGAAAAGAAAACAAAGATTTGAAAGAATGGAAAGAGAATTTAATACGGGCAGACAAAAAGAAAACAGAGCATATAGATGAGTTAGAAGAAGAGATTAAAAAGTTGAAAGAAGAAAGAGATAGTTGGAAAGATAATTATATGCAAGAAACAAGAGTACGAATGGATGAATGTAAAAAGTTAAAAGAAGAAAATGAAGAATTGAAGGAGTATAAAGCAATGTATGAATGACTTTGTAAGTAATTAGATATTTATAATTTGAAAAATGTGTAAAATCATTCCCCAAAAGTACTGAAAAATGTGAAATGGGGAATAATCAGATTTATATTTATTATTTACAAGTTATGAAAAACAAATTAGAACAGCTATTTATTAGCTTGATAGAGAAAGGGTGGAGAATTGAAAATCCGAATGCAAGGATTTCAGATGTAAAATATATGTATTGATTAAGAGAATTACGAATTGTCTATGAAACAGACCGTAGAGATGCTGTAAGACAATATCCTATAAGATTTCTTGTAAGTAAAGAAAGCTGACTATGGCAATTCGTGTGTGAGAATGACTTATACCCACCATATATAAAGCATAGATGGTTTAGAGATTTACCAACGAATTGATTACAAATACACGATTATAGGTATTGGGTTATAGAAAGTGCTTTATGTGATGAAAATAAGTTAGAAGACTTTTTACTTAGTAATATTAAAGTATGAAACGAAGATTAAAAAAATTCAAAAACCATATAGTCACTGGTTGAGAATATTGGAAACCATACTACAAGAAATGGTGGGGATGGAAAGAAAAGAAATCAGAATTATGATTTTCATTTGAATATGAATTAGGAGAGATTTGGAATATGGCAATTCCAGACATCAGAAGATGGGACAGTAATGTTGAACATATTAAAGTAGATAATGTGTTTGATGTGTTCTTTGTAGACTGAGATATTATTACATTATAATCAGACTTTTATATTATTTACCTATGGAGAGAATGGAAAAACTTATAGAGTTGCTCAATAAAGCTAAACCATTAAAAAAATATAAACAGTATTCGTATATATGAAATGAAATATATTTATATACATATGCAGAAGATTACTGAGCTTCAAAAAGTAAAAACATAACTTTGGATGTAATTTCAAAACAATTTTGATTTATTAAATGGTTAGTAGATAATGATAAGATAGACACAGATGCATATAAAACAGTATATAGTGGAGATTTAGATAAATGGAAAACATTAACAATGAGTAGTGGCTGAGATGAATTTTATCAAGTAACAGAGCATTGAGTTTATGAAAGTTTAATAATGTTACTATCAATATCAGATACACCTATTGAAGATTTAATTTCTTACTTGAAGTAATCAGACTTTTATATTATTTACCTATGGAGATGACTAAAAAAGAAGAAAAAAAATCTGACTTAGAAAAGAGAGTAGAAGAACTTGAAAGGTTAGTTAAAGAACTAATTGAGTATAAGAAAGATAAGGAGGTATATAAAATGGATAGAAACTGAAAAACATTAGGATATGAGATACACGATTATAAATCAGACTTATAAAATACTTTTTAGATTTTACCTATGGAGAGAAATGAAAATAGAAATAGAAAAATCTGAATATGATAGATTAAAGAGTAGAGAAGAAAAGTTAATGGCTTACTATGAATGGTTTGTAGATAAGGAAAATGATTTAGCAACAGTAGAAGATATTGTGAATAAGAACATAAAATTAGAAGAAGAAAATAAAAATCTGAAAAAGGAATTAAAATTGGTAAGGAAGAACACAAGAGCGAATGTTGAAACATTAGACAATATGTATTGAGAGAATGTGGATTTAAAAAAAGAGAATAAGGAATTACAAAGAGAAAATGATAAATTGAAAATATCTATAGAGGCAAAAGATAAAGCATATATGGATTTATTGGATGATTATAATTATTTGAAGGCAAGGATAAAAAAGACAGAGAGGGCATTTTTAAAATATGAAGAGAAACAAGAGAAGTTATTGGTAGATTTGGATATGGTTGTAATGAATAGATAAAACTATTTATTCAATAAAGAAACAAAAAGATGGATAAAAATAAAATATATAAACATTATAAAGATATGTATACAGAGAAACAGATGGATGAGATATTAGATGGTAAGGAGATAGCTGATGTATGGGAGAAAAAAGAAAAAATAGTAAAAAAGACTTGAAATTATAATAAAAAAGAGTATAACAAAGATGTTTTAAGATGTAAGAAGAAAAGGATGAAGAGTTATAAATTTACAAGGGGATTGGATGAGGCGATAATGGAAAAAAGCTATGAAACCGATGTACCTATTAAGAAAATGTTTGCTAATGTAGGATTAAGTACTAATACCTATTATGTAATAAAGAAGAGATGAGTAATTAGTCCAAGAAGTCTATATAAGATTAAAAAGATTGTACCAGACTTTAATTTTAGTGAGCTTGAAAATGATAACCCCACAGATTAGGGGTTATTTTTTATTATATAACCATATTATACAATGATTATTGAGAATGTAAAGGTAAGTGATTTAATTCCTTATATTAGGAATAATAAGGAACACGATAAGGAGCAAGTAAAGATGATAGCGAATAGTATTAAAGAATTTTGATTTAACCAGCCATTAGTAATAGATTGAAATAATGTGGTTGTAGTAGGACACGGTAGATTGTTAGCTGCTAAAGAGTTATGATTGGAAGATGTACCTTGTGTAAGGATGGAAGATTTAACAGAAGAACAGATTAATAAATATAGGATATTGGATAATAAATTGAATGAGAGCGAATGGGATGTATTAAAATTAAAAGAAGAATTAGAAGAATTAGGAGATATGAATTTTGGAGATTTGGAATTAAGTAAAGAGGATTTATTTCCAGAATTATTTGAGGAGTTAGGAGATAAAGAAAAAGAAGAAGAACCAGAAATAAAGTTTACAGAAGAATTAGGAGAAGAGAATAATTACATAGTATTATTTTTTGATGATAGTGTAGATTGGCTACAAGCTCAAAGTTTATTTGGATTAGAAACTGTAGATGCTTTAGATAGCAAAGAAGGTTATAGAAGAAGAGGAGTTGGTAGAGTAATAAATGGTACTGAATTTATGAATAAACTTTTAGAATATTATAACAGAAAGGAATGAAAATAGTATTATGTAGTCCAAGCTACAAAAGACCTTATGTAGAAACATTGGAGTACCTTCCTTTTTGTAAGGTTTATGTAGATGAGATGGAGGCACCACAATATAAGGCTCAAAATCCAGAAGGAAGTAATATAATAGCTTGTCCTCAATGAGTACAATGAAATGTGAGTAGGATAAGGAATTATATATTAGACCAAGAATTTAAGGATGGGGCTGATTGTGTAATAATAGTAGATGATGATATGAAGAGCATAGGAAGGTTTGAGAAAGGTGAGGATATAATGCTAAATCCAGATGAATTTTTTGACTTCGCAGAGAAATATACTATAATGTGTAGAGATTTGTGAGCATATGAGTGGTGAATGAATTTAAATAATGATAAGAAATGCTATAGAGAATATAGTCCATTTAGTACAACAGCTCCTATATTATGACCATTTCAAGCATTTATAGATAATGCTGGAGGGTTAAGATATGATGAAGAGCTACCACTAAAAGAGGATTATGATATGAGTATACAACAATTAAATAAGTATAGAAAAACATTAAGATTAAATATGTACCACTATAATTGTAAGCAGAGTGTAAATAAAGGAGGATGTGCTACCTATAGGAATATAGAAAGGGAGATGCAACAATTAAATGCTTTAAAAAGAAAATGGGGAGGAAGGATAGTAAAAGAGGATACATATAGTAATAAAAAGGATAGAAAGCATAAAGATTATAACCCACAGATACATATACCTATTAAATGAATATAAGAAAATAAGTAGTAAATAATGAGAAAACACAGTTTATAACTAATAAAAATAAAGATGTGAAAGGTAAAAGAAGGAAAGGGAAGACCAGAGAAAATAACACCAGAGGTTGTTAAGAAATTAAAACAGATTTTTATGTATGATGGAAGTGTAGAGGAGGCTTGTTTGTATGCTTGAATAAGTAAGGTAACTTATTATGCTAAGTTAAAAAAGGATAAAGATTTTTTGAACGAAATGAATAGTGCTAGGTTATATCCATATATTACAGCTAAAAAGACATTAATAAAATCAATGGAAAGTGAGAATGAGGCTATTGCTCAAAAAGGGGCAATAGAATTTTTGAAGAGAAGGGATAAGAGATATGCTGATAAGTTAGAGGGAACAATGTGAGTAGATATGGATGCTGAAATAAAGGGAGAGGTAGAATTAAAGGGTAAGACAATGATAGAGTTGGAGGATATGAGAAAAAAATTTTTATGATTTAAATAAAATTTTATATGATAAAAAAATAAAAGGATGAAGAAACCTCACGGATGAGTACCTGTAATTACAGAGATACATAAGTATAAGATAGTTTTAGATACCATCCTTGAGTTTATTCACCAGATACCAGAGGAAGAATTTACAAATCCGGAAAAACCGAATTTCTGTGTAAGAGATTTCACTTTAGAGCAATTCCAACGATGGTTAGGGAGAAAGATGGATGATTTAAGAGTGAATGGGTGATATAAAAAAGAAGGATAATTTAATTGAAAAAATAAGAATTTTGATTATACTATTAGATAGTTTATATGTATAATAGAAAGGATGGCAATAACATTAGCAGACCTTAGGACAAAATGTTATAACATTTTAAGAGAGGAGGAGAATAATAGTGCCTATCCTTATGCTCTAGTAGATGATTTAATAAATGATGCTGTATGGGCTATATGTAGTTGATTGTATGTAAATCCTTTAACAAAGGAGGAGATACATAAAGGGCAACTACCTTTTTTGAATAAAGAAGTATTTTATGAAACAGCATTGGTACAATATGTAACAAGTGATGTAAATGCTGGGGCTACAGAGATAGAGATAAATACTGGAACACGACCAAATGAATGAGTATGCTATATATGAGGGAATATAGTAGAGTATAGGGAGAAGGATGAAACACATTTATATCAATGTACTTGAATAAATGGAAAAATCAAAGCAGGGGAACAAGCTAGTATTGTGTATAAAGTACCTAGCGATTTTATGAGCCCTATTAATGTTATTTTGGATGACAGGGTGCAGATAGATAATAAAAATTATGATGATGTTTTTGAAAGTTTGAGAGATAATAAAGGGCTACCAGAATATAAGTACAGGATGCAACAATGGAGAGGATTTGATAAACCCTTCTATGTAATAAAGGATGGAAAATATGTAGTAACATATAATATAAATACCAGCTGAATGATGTTAAGATTAAGATATGAATGTAAACCTAATATATTAATTCAACCAACAGATGTAGTAATAATACCAGATGATGTATATGCGATTACAACAGTACCTTATTTGGCAGTAGGAGAAACAATGTATAATAGATGAGAGGAGCAGAGAGGGGCAGAGGTAATAAATTGGGGAAATGGAAAATTAAAAGAGATGTATAAATTTTATAATAAGATGTGAGTAGAGAGAAATACAAGCCAACAGTATAGGATGGCAAAGAGTAAGTTTAATATTTAATAATAGTATTGTATGGCATACCAAAACGCAAGATGGCAAAGTTTAGGGGAAAATAGTAAGACAGGAGTATTTAGTGAAGGATATGTTGATAATACTCCTAATTTATATTTACCTGATGGAGCTAGTCCATATTTAAGAAATGCTAGATTAGATGGTAATACAGTACATATTAGAAAGGGGCATAGATTATTTGAAACATTAAGTAGTGTAGGAAAAGGATTAGGGACATATTTGAGGAGCGATGAATTTTATGATAGATTAGTAGTTAGAGAGAATATAGATACAAACAAAAAGCTATGAGTGTATGATATAGAAGGGAATAAGACAGAGATAAATACAGGAGCGAATATAAGTAGTGATAATAAGATGTGTTTTGTAAATGTAGCTGATATGTTATTTTGTATGAATGGGGCAGATAAGTTTTGAAAGTTAGTAGATACAACTTATTCAGTACCAGCTAATGTACCAACAGATTTTGCTCCAAAGTTTTGAGTAGTATTTAATGGATGTTTATGGGCTAGTGGATGGTGAGCTAATCCAAATGTAGTATATAAGAGTTTGTGAGGTATATATGATAATACAGGTAAATTTGTTGTACCAGCTTATGATGATTTTACAAGTAATGGTAGCGACCAGTTTACATTTGAAGAGAATATTACAGGATTATGTGCGAATGCTCAAGCATTATTCTATTTTACACAGAATACCGTGAGTGTTACTTGACATAGTGATATAGAAACAGTACAGATTAGTAATGGATGAAGTAGAGTAGCTTATACAACAAGTGTATTAACTGCTAAAGAATGAGCTGTAAATCACTATTGAATAGTATGAGTAGGAAATGATGTATATTATATAACTCCTAGTAATAAGATATGTAAGGTATATAGAGGAAGTAATATATTAGGATATGAGGTACAAGATTTAAGTGGAAGAAAATATGCTGGATGTGAGAGCTTAATGAAGAGTTTAGCAAAAGACCAAAGAGATTGTTGGGGATATTATATACCAAAGGAAGATATAATTAAATGGTTTTTCAAGAGCGAAGGAAGTGATATACACGATATTTGTGTAATATATGATGTAGGAAAGGATAAGTTTTTAGTAGATAATGGGAAACCATTTTCCGATGGTGTTAATTTCCATTGAGAAGTATATACAATTTCAGAAGTAGAGGCAAAATTATATGAGGATGAATGGGGTACAGAAGATGATGATGCACCAATACCATTTGAATATTGGACAAAGGAATTCTATATAAGCGACCCTTCATTTAAAAAGTTATTTTGGGAGACAAGGACAACGATAGATATGAATTTGAATGTAGCATTAAAGCAAGAGATTTGGGTAGATGGAAAACAAGTGGATGAAGTAATAGTGGATAAAGAATGGTTAAAGAATAGAGCTGTTTGAGGTATTGGAACATTTGCAACAGCCACAAGTATGGTATGAGTAGATATAGAGGCTGATACATATGTAGAGAGCTTAGAATGAGAAGAGGTATATGTAATAAGGACAAAATGAAATTTGAATGTGAGAGGGCATAGAATTCAATTTAGATTTAGCAATACCACAGAAGGGGCATTGTTAAGATTAAAGTATTTAAGTTGCAAGAGTGAAGTTTTACCAGAACTCACTGTTGGGCTAAAATAATTATTTATTTATTAATGTTATTAAAGATGGCAAAGATTAATGAAAAACCAGCAAAATCTCCTACAAGAGATGCTAACCAAAAAGATGTAAAAGTAGTAAAAGAAGAAAAGAAAAATGTAAAGAAGACAGTAAAACAAGAGATTATGGAAGATGTAATTAAATTAAGTAAGGCAAACCAAGAATATGGTTTGAGTAATAAGTTAAGTGTAGAAGAAATTGAGGCTATTTTAAATAAATATTATAAATAGGAATGGCTTTTGAGAGTGGATATAGGAGTACTCTAGCCACTAAGGTAAATCCTTGAGATACAAGTATAACTGTGGCAACGGCTCCTACTATTACAAGTGGGAGGCTTTACTTAAAAAGTGGTAGTCAAGAAGAATGGATGGAATTCACAGGAGTGGATGGGAATACATTAACTTGAATTACTAGACAATTAAGTAAAACATCAATACCAGCAGTATCAGAATGAGATGGATATACTTGGACAGCTTGAACTGTTGTAAGGATAGTTGCTATGCACGACCAGATAACAGGAGGGAATATGGATACAAGTAATTTTGCTCCTAGTGGATGAGCTGGAGATAGTTTAGAATTTAGTGGAACTGTATATACAAGAACAATAACACCTACAGAGGATTTTGTTGTTAGTGCTTGAACATTGGTAGCTGGTATGACTTATGTATTGATAGTTAATACAGGAGTAGCTTATGCTATGACATTGGGTAGTGGAATAACAAACCCATATTGAGAAAGTTTAGAATTAACTACCAATAAAAGGACAGTTGTAGTATTTTTGGCAATAAATAGTAGTGAGTTAGAGGTATGGGCTGTAAGGACAGCTGTATAATTTTATTAATAAAAAAGTATATAGATGGTTATAACTAAGGCTGAATATGAGAAGGCAAAAGCGGCTGTAGAGAAAGCATATTCAAAAGAGAGTATTGCTGATTATACAAAAGCATATAATGAGGCTAGGAGTAGTTGAAAGTCTAGTAGTGATGCATATAGTAGTGCATCTTGACTTTTAAAGAAGAATGGAACCACAGGAGGAGGCTCTAGTAATAAAAATAGCACAGATGTATATGGAGATGTAAGTGGAGTTAGCCAGAAGGTATGAGCTAAAGATTATTCTAACTATACAAAAACAGATTTAGGGGATTTGTGAAAGTATGGGGAGAGTGCTAGAGCTATGGAAAGAGAGAAGAGTGGAAGTATAAGCCAGAGAAATGATATAATTGCTGGAAATCTATATACAGAAAAGAAATATTGAGAACAAGATGTAAGAGATTATTTAAGTAAACAAGCTGGATTTAATGAGGCTGATGAAGTAGATAGAGAAAATACTGTAAGAGCTATTACAGAAAGGTTAAAGGCTATGCAGGAAGAAGGAGCTAAAGCTGGAGATTTAACAGGAGAAACTACTACAGGGGAGGCTGAATGAAAGGCTTGATTTTATAATACAAAGGATGGATTACAAAAAATCTATGGTTATGATGAAATGGATGATGAAACCAAGAAATTGGTGGATAGATTAGATGATAGTAAAAAGAAATATGTAAGTAATCTATGGGCTAGTTGAATGCAGGAAGACCTAAAGTATTATTTGGATACTATGAGGGCTAAAGACCAAGCGAGTGCTAGACAAGATATAAATAAAGATTTGTATGATATAAATAGAGAGAGTAGCTTAATACAAGCTGAACAAACAATAAGAAATGCCGAAGAAAGTTATAATAACCTAAAACAGAATTGGCAGTATTTAGGAAATTTATGAATGCCTGGAGTTAGTAGTACAAAGATACAGGCTATTGGGGATGCTATTACAGAGGCTAAAACAACTCTATGAGAAGTCAAGAGATTAACTCAATTAAGTTTAGATGCTCAAGAGAAACAATGGGAAGGACAGGTATTACAATATAACCAACAGATAGATAATTTAATGTATGATTTAAAGTGGAAGGTATGAGATGAAATTACAAATGCTTTGAGTAAATATACAACGGCAGAGTTAGAATGAAAGTTGGATACAATAGATGGAATAACAGCCTTTAGGAAAGAGTTGTTAGATGATTTGGATAATAATTTGAGTGGATTAACAAGTGCTAGTTTAACTCAAATGCAGTATATTAATCAACAGTATCAAGATGTGGCTAATAGAATGTATGAATATTCACAAAATGCTAATAAGGTAAATACAGAAATGAGTAGTGTAAAAGGATATTATGTAGATGGAAATGGAAACCCTATATTAAATAATCAAGGGCAACCAATTCAAGTACCACAGAATGCTCCTATGGAGCCTGTATTTGATAAAGAAACTGGTAAATTGATTACATTTGGATTAGATGAAAATTGACAAATAGTAGCAAGTGTACAACAAGTATATCAAGGAAATGGAACAGCTACTCAAAGTGCGATAGTTAGTATGTTAGAGCAAGGAGTAAGTGTACAGGATATATTAAAATATGTACCGTGAGTTGATTTAAAAACAGTTCAAAGTTTAGCTGAAGTAGTAAAACCTATAGGATGAGGATATGAAAGCTATAGTTGGAGTGGATGAAATTATAATGCTGTAAGTGAAAGCCAAAAGGTTGGAGCTTATAATAGTTTTGTAAAACAATTCCTAGATGAGAATGGAAAGGTAAAGAAGGGAGTAAAAGGAGGACAATGTGGTAAATTTGTGAATGATTATTTACAGAAGATGTGAATGGAGAGATTGTTTACAGACCCAATCACAGAGAAAAAGAAATATATTAATAGTGATACTCCAAAGGTTTGAAGTGTAGTAGTAATGGATAGTCCAAGCCAACCACAGTATTGACACGTTGGAATTGTTACAGCAATTAATGGAGATAAGATTAGTATATTACAGAGTAATAAAGCAGGGGAGGAGCAAGTATTTGTAAGTACAAAGAATGCTTGAGATGTATTAGGATATTTTGACCCAACAAAGAGTATAGATGATTTTAATAAAGAGGTAAGTGGTGCTGTATATCAAGCACAAGGATTAAATAAGGATGGATATGATAATACAAAAACAGGATATTATGATAAATATATTGCTGGTAAATTCACGAGTGAGGATTGGAAAAAGATGGTTACAGATGAAACAAAATGGAAGGAAGAGGTAGAGAATTATAAGAAGGCAAAAGAAAGTGAAGTAGCTGATGTAACAAAAGATATGTTAAGAGTATTATATGATTTAAAAGATATTGGATGGTTTGATTATAATAATGCTAGTCTATGAATACCAAGAACAGATGGATATAAGAAGAGAAGAGATTTACAGAATTATTTGAGTAATGTAACATTGAATAAATTGATAGAGAGTAAGAAGAGTGGTGCTACATTTGGTGCTTTATCAGATGCAGAGTTAGGAATTCTCCAAGATGCTGCTTCAATATTGGATTGGTGATTAGATAGAGGAGATTTTAATAATGAAGTAAATAGAATGATAGACCAATTAGAGCAATGATTAAGAGATAATGGTAGAAGTGATATAATCGCTGAATTAAAAAGTACACAGAATTCAAATGGAACTACAAAGCAAAAAGTAAGTTGAGGTAATTTATGATAATTTTACTTATTATGTAATAAGATAAATGGCTGATGAAGGTAAGAATATAAGGAGTGTAATAAAAAATGCTACTCAATGAGGATTGAGTAGTAGATTATGAGGAAAAGGGGATACAATAGCCACGAGGGAAGAGATAACACAGAATAAAGAGAAACCAGAAACTCCTAAAATGAGTGTTTGACCTAAATTAGGATTTCAGACACCTAGTTTAGGGTGATTGAGTGGATGATTAAATTTAAAGAAAGCTCAAAGAACTGGGAAAAGCGAGGTAGTATCACAAACAAAAGTAGAGCAATGAGGACAAAGTATGGCAGGATGAATAAGTGTTAACCAACAGCCTCCAGTAAGCTCTCCTTTTCAAAACCAGATGAATGAACCGATAAATAATATAAATGTAGAACAATTTAATAATGAGAGTATATTAAAAAGACCAACAGAGTTAAATTTAAGGATGGCAGAAAAACCTATTACAGCAAGGTTAAAGGAATTGGATAAAGAGAGAAATAAGAGGATGAGTAAAGGTATAGAAAACCTTTATATAGATGCTTATAATAAATGAGTAGATGGTTGAATGCTAACTATTGAAGATGTTTTAGGTAATCAGAATTACCAACAGCAATTAAAGGGGATAGATGAGAAGGTGTTAGCAGAAATGATAGATGATGCTAATTATTTGGCTCAATGAGATTATGATACACAGAATGTATTGGCATTGATGGATAAGTATAAGGATTTATGATTACAGATGGATTTGGATAATCTACCACCAATGACTAAAAACCAATATATAGAGGCTAATTTGGAAGGTAATGATGGTGGATTGTGAGGTGTAATAGACCATATTAGTCCATTAAATATATTATGAGAAGTAGTAGAGGGAATTACGTGAACTAATCCACGAGATTATAATGAGAAGTTGCAACAATGGGCAGAAGAAAGTAAACACGATTTTTTGAGTGATGAGGAGTTGAAGTATACGACACAAGATTTTGTAAAGAATTTGGATAAAGAGTATAAAGATTATTATTATAATCAGACAGAGGAAATGTTTACCGATAAAAGAATTGGTGAACAGTTTTATAAAGATGTAGCAAAATTAAGAAAAGAGAATAAAGGTATGAGTGAAGAAGAGGCTGTGGAAAAAGTTATGAAGGAATGAAAATATAATGGTACAGCTTATGAGAAATTTTCTCACGAAACAGTAGACCAATGAAGATTTTGGAGTGATAAAGATAAGGAGAAGGAATATAATAAGAGATTAAAGGAGATAGAGGGAAAAGCAAAGAAGGCTCATTGAGATACAACAGTTAATTGGATTAAGAATTTGTGATTAGATGCTACATTAGTAATAGGGCAAGGATTAGATTTAGCTAGAAATTTATGAAGTACAGCTATGGGATTAGCTAGTGCTATAAAGGGAGGTTGACATAAAGTTATTGAATGATATGCTGATTTATTAGATACTTGGATTGCTACAACAGAAAGTGCTATTGGTGCTATTCAAGGTAAGAATGAATGGGAGGGGATACAATATAGAGTAGGAGATGTAGGAGAAAAAGTGGCAAAGAAAAAATGATATGAGAATTATGATGCTATGGTACAGAAGATGGAACAAGCTAGTGAGGATAATCCTTGATTAAAAGTAGCGACTTGGTTTTTAAAACAAGGACAGAAGGATTTAGGTACAGCTAATGCTTTTGGTGATTATTTAACAAATGCTTATGGTAGTTGGGATAAAGTAGAACAAACAGCTAAAGAAAACCCTGTACAAATGGCTAGTGATGTTATTAGTATTATTCAGTTGGGGACTATGTGAGCTGCTAAAATGTGATTGATAGATGCGAATAAGGCAAACCAGATAATAAAAGTGGCAGGATATGGAGATTTGTATGAGCAAACATTAAAATGGTGAAATAAGGCTCAATTTTGACCTGTATTAAGAGGAGAAATGGCTGTTGCAAAGGCTTGAGCTAAAGTAGTTTGAGCACCATTTAAAGTAGCAAAGAATTTCACAGAAACATTTGTAAATAAATTAAGTTGAATAACAAAAGAGGAGAGAGATTTTATTAGACAAAATCCAGAGAAAGTTGAAGAGTTTTTAAAATGAGATAAGAACTCACAGAGTTTATTAGATAGAATTATAGAAAGATTTGATGGATTACAATTAGAGAAGAAATTAGAGGGAGAAGAGTATGAGAAGATAAGGAGTAGTAATGCTCCTGTAAAGATTAGTGATATGTTAAGTAGCATATCTAACAGATTAAAGAAAGGAGGATTAGAATTTACTAATGAATGAGTAAAAGTTAATAAGAATTATACACCAGCAATAAATAGTAAATTTGAGGAGTTGGGGGAATTTTTAGATGAATTAAGGAATAAATGAAATAGTGCTACTGCTGAAGATGTGCGGTGGGCTAGAAGGCAAATAGATACATTGGCTAAATGGGAATGACAACCAGCAGGATTAGAGGCTGATGCTATTGGATTAATAAGAGATATTAGAGGAATATTGGATGCTGAATTAAAAAGACAGATACCAGATATGAAGGTATTAGATGATAGCTATAAGAAAACAATAGCAGAGGTGAAGGAAATGAAGAAGGATTGGTTTAATAAGGATGGTACATTGAAAGATAGTGCTTATAGTAAGATTAGGAACTTAACAAATAAAGGAAGTAATCAACCAAAATTGGCAAGATTAGAGAAATTATTACCTTGAATAACAGAAGAATTAAAGGGATTAGCTGTAGCTGAAAGTGTAGAGAAGGCTGGTAAACAGATGGTAGGACAATATGCTAACCAGATATTTGGAGTAGGAGGATGAATAGTAGGAATTACAAGTTTATTGAGTGGATGATTAAGTGCTTGACCTATTTTGTTATGAGTTTTATGAGCAACATTAGCAACTCCAAAGAATTTAGTGAAATTATTAAAGTATCAAGGTAAAATTAGTAATGGATTTAATAAAATTATAAGCAAAATAACAAATGGTATTAAATTAACACCAGCTGAAACTCAAGAATTCACTAAGTATTTGAATGATAACCAGAGAGAATTAGGTAAAGATGCTAGATATATGTATGAGAAAGGGTTAATTACAGATGAAGAGTATAAAAGTGCATTGAAAAATGAGGAAAAAGAGGTAAAAATGACTTGAAAAGGAGAAAAAAATGAGTATAATAATAAAGACAATTTAGATAATAACCAAAAAAACAATGGAGTGATTGAGAAAAGCCAAAATGACACCTGAAAGGGCGAAAAAAATATATGATGATTGGCAAAAAAAGAAGAGAGTATTAAGCAAGGAGGAAATGGAGAAGGAGTGAGCTGAAAGGCTTGGAATAACGGTTGAAGAATTTCGCAAGAAGATGGAGGATTTTTAGAATTAAATACAGATTGAGAGAAGGTTGTAGCAAATTTAGAGAAAATAAAGGCTAGCAACCCAGATGGATTTAAGATGGATATACATTGAAGTGCTGATTATGGAAATTGAAAGCGAAAAACATTCCAGAGTAAAGATGGAATGAGTAGTATAACAATAAAAGATGATGGAGATATAACAAGTCTAGTAAGTAAGCCAGGAGGAGGAAGAGGTAAAAACCTTGTATTAACAGCGATAAAGAATTGAGGAGATAAATTGGATTGTTATGCTGACTTTTTACCAGAATTCTACCAGAAGGCTGGATTTGAGCCTGTGGCTAGAGTTAAATTTAACCCAGAATATGCACCAAAGGATTGGAAAGGTAAAGGACAGGATATTATAGTAATGATGAGAAGAAATAATGATAGTGTAGAAAAGGTAAATGAGAATTGGTGAAAATATGAGGTACAGAGTTTAAAAGATTTACCTGTAATGGAGTATGATGATGCTTTGGCATATAGGGATATGTTATTAGAAGAGAGGAAGAAGAGCTATAAACCAAGAAAGGTTGAAACAGTACAAGAAACTTCAAAATGATTAAAGAAGAAAAAGGAGTGGGTATGACCTAATAAGCCTATATGGGAGGAAACAATTAATAAAGATATTTGAAAACCATATACAGCAGAAGAGGTTGATGCTAAAATGAATAAAATAAAGGATAAATATTTGAGTGATAAAAATAAGTTAAGAAAATTATATAACCAATATGTAGAAATAAATGGTGAATTAGATAAGGAATTACAAAACACTTTTAAAAAGGATGGATATTTAAACCCAGATGGATTAAGACCATTAATTAATAAAGAATTCGCTAAAGAGATGTGAATAGGGGATAATGTGATGGCAAGTACTAATCACCCAGCTGTAAGTAAGATAGCGGATGCTTTTGTAGAGATGGTATGAGATGATATGATAGAAAAAGCTAGTAAATGAGATAAAGTAAATGTAGCTTTAATATGAGGTGGGGGATGAAGTTGAAAGAGTGGATGACCTAGAGCAATGATTAGTGAGGGATTTGTTAAGGAGTGAGAGAAGGTAGATATGACATTGGATGTACAAGGAGGGGCAAATGATGTTAAGAAGTTAATAGAGAAGGCTAGAGAGAAATGAGTATTAGACAAATTCAACTTTAAAATTGCTTATGTGTATGCATCAACTGAAGATGCTGGTAAATGAGTTATTAATAGAACTATAAACCAAAACCAGAGAATATTAGAGAAACAATGATTAAATCCAAAGATAGTAGAGAAGGAAACAGATATTGGTAAGGATAGATTATATGCTTGAAGAACTTTACCATTTGAAGTATTTGAGCAAGGACATTTAAAGAGTGTATGAGAGAAATGATTAAGAGGATATATTGATATAGCAAAAGATATAGATAATGTAGAGTTTATGATTACAGAGAGAATTCCTTGAGATAGGAAGAATACAAATAAGTATATCGTAAAGCAAGGAGGAGAATGGAAGATGACAGAAAAAGAGTTGAATGATTTAGTTACAAGAATGACAAAGAATAAAGAGGCTTGATTAAATTGGAAGGAATTAGAGAAGGAATGACAGAAAGCCGTAAAAGATGGTAAAATATCAAAGAGGCAATATGCTAATTTGTTTGGTAGATTATGAGCTTTTGCTTTCTTATTGATGGTTGTAGGATGATGAAATGGTGAAGAGGAATAATTTAGATTAGTATTTAGTATATTATGGATATGCAAGAGGAACTATTAAGAAGAGTGGAACTTTTAGATAAGGCTGAAAAGAATAGAGAATTGCAGAAAGTAGAGGTGGAATTATGTAAAAGGGATATAATGCATTTTTTCAAGAATTATTTATATACCGACAAGAATTCTAACCTCTACTGACCAGAATATCCAGATGTAATACCTTTTATACCATATCCTTATCAAGAGGAATGTATTAAAGAGGTATGGGATAGTATAGAGAAGGGAGAGCCTGTATTTATAGAAAAGTCAAGACAGATGGGATTTAGCTGGTTGATTATGGCTATATTTGTTTATGGCTTTCTTTTTCATAACCATAAATATTTAGTGCTTTCACAAAAACAGGATGATGTAGATAAAAAAGGAGATATGAAGAGTTTGTTTGAGAAGGCTAGATTTATGTTGAAAAATTTACCAGATTGGATGCTACCTGTAGGATGGAAAGGAAACGACACATATAATAAATATATGAGTATTAGTAGACCAGATGGAACAGGAAGTATTACAGGAGAAAGTGCTAACCCAAATGCATCAAGGTGAGGAACTTATAAGGCTATATTTCCAGATGAGTTTGCTTTTCAAAGTAATGCTACAACCATAAATAGAGCAATGATGTCTGCTAGTCCTTGTAGGATTTATACATCAACTCCTAATGGTAAAGGTAATGAGCATTATAGAATGAGGGAATTGGCTATGGCAGGAAAGATAAAGGGATTAAGATACCATTGGAGCGACCACCCATTGTATACACAAGAATGGTATAATAAGAAAATAGAGAGTATGGATAAGGTGAGTATAGCACAAGAGTTAGAGATAGATTATAATGTAGCTGTAGTAGGAAGAGTTTACCCAGATTTTCCTAGTGAGGCTAGTAAAGAGGTTAAATATAATCCTAATTTACCATTGTATGTAACAATAGATAATTCTCACGGAGGTACAGACCCCAATGCTGTTATATGTATACAGGATAATGGAATATATTGGGATATTATAGATGCTATAGAGGTACAAACAAATCCGTTAGATATGGCTAATTATATGGTAGGGCAACCAAAGATAGATTTGGTAAAGGTATTAACAGCAAACCAATTAGCTTTTAGAGATAGATATGTGAATTATGATTGGAGAAGGGCAACATTTATTGGTGACCCATATGATACAAAGAGTGCTTTAGGGAATTCAACAATATTAGATGATTATAGGAGTGTATGAATAAATTTAGTAGTACCTATGAATAGGAATAAACAAGAGCAAATAAGAAATACAAGTAAGATGTTATATAAATTTAGATATAATGATAATTGCTTGGATATGGCTACGGCTATATTGAATGCTAGATACCCAGAAAGGAAGGATACAAGCCAGAGTACTCAACCGATAGCTTTACCAATTCACGATTGGACTTCTCACTTTAGGACAGCTTTAGAGTATTTTGTGACATATATGTTAGAGAATAAACCAGCTAGACCTAGTCACCAAGTAGGAGATTATGAGGAGAAGAGAAATATGCTTACAGGGGAATTAATAAGCCAAAAAAGTCTAACAAAGGATAAATTAAGAAAGATGGGGTATAAAGTGCTGTAAAATTAATTGAAAAAATAAGATTTTTGACTATATTATATTTAATTTATTAGAGATAAATAAATGACACTACCAAAAAAAGATTTCCAGCCTATTGATGTAGATGTAATGAGAACTCAAAGTGATGAGGATGTTTTGAAGGCATCATACATAAAGGATAGGTTTTTGAGAATGAAGGAGGCAAGAAGTGTTGTAGATGCTGATTGGCAGATATTTTGGAAGATGTTAGAGGCTATATATAGACCATATGAGGATGGTAGAAGTAGTAGTGTAGTACCTTTAGCTAGTGCTTTATTGGAGTTGTTTATTGCTGATTGTATTAAGATACCTACAGATTTTAAATTTAGAGGGGAAACAACAAAATATACAACACAGGCGAAGGCTTTGGAGTATGTATGGAAATATGATTTTAGAAAAAATAATAGGAAGAAGGCTTTTAGAGATGATGATTACATATGTGCATCATTTGGTACAAGTGTAATGTATGTATGATTTGAAAGTTATTTTAGAGAACAGAAGGATTTTAAAGTAGATGATAATTTAAATGTAATATTTGAACCAAAGAAATTCAAAAAAGAGCAAATAGTAGTAAAGAGTGTAGATATTAGAAATTTCTATGTAGATGATACAGCCATAGATTGTATAGGACAAGCGAATGATTGTATATATAGAGAGCAAATAAGCTATGAGAAGTTTATGAGTTATAAGAATAATCCATTATATAAGAATATGGATTTAGTAAAACCAAGACAATATAGTTTAGAGTATCAACCATATACAACACAAGAGCAAACTACAAAGCAGGGAGATTTTGTAGAGATTATGAGATATTGGAATGTGGAGAGAGATATGTATGTAGAAATTGCTAATGATATATTGGTAAGGGAGCATCCAATGATGAATACAATAAATGGTGAGAAGGCTTTACCATTTACATTAAGAAATTTTGGTAAGAGATTAAATAGTTTATATGGAAGAGGATTATGTGAGGCTCTTATGATGTTTAATAGTGAGATTAACAACTTGAGAGAGATGTTAATGGATGCTATTAGAAGGAGTAATACACAAGTGTTAGCTTTAGGAAATGGATTACAATTTAATGGTAGAGAATTCAGCTATGACAATGAAATATTAAGTTTTGATGGAAATTTTGCACAGAATTTTCAACAGATAACAGGAACTCCTCCTAATCAAGCAATATTTAATTATATGGAACAGTTATATAGAGATATTGCTATATATGTATGAATAGATGTACAGAATATAATGGGAGGTAATAACCAGACAGCTTTCCAAACAGAGGTACAGAGAGAGGCAAGCCAGAAAAGAGTAAATGTATGGTTAGAGAATAGAGATTTAGCATATGAAAGATTTGCTGATTTGTATAAAGATGCTCTACAGACATACTTTCCTAGAAAAAATGCTGAAGGATTGTACCCAGAGATAGAAATAGAGGATGAAGAGTTGGTAGATAATGATGGAGAGAAGTATTTTAAGAAGAAAAAATGAAATTATACATTTCAAGTTACTCCAGATATATTAAGAGGAGATTTATATGTGGATGTATATACAAATACAAGTGCTCCTACTATTAATGCTGTAGAAAGACAATTAAAGTTGGATTTTATGAATAGTATAGGAACTATGGCACAAGGATATGCTGTAGCTAAACAGAGTGGAGTAGATATAGATAAGGTATTACCAATGAATGAGAATTTAAGAGAAATGGCTGCTGAATATAATCTATCACCAGTTGAAAAAGATAGTAGTGAAGATGTTAAGAAGGCTAAGATGGATTTGTTAAGAGAATTACAACAAGCTCAAGAGCAAGTAACTGGTACAGGAAACTTCGCACCACAGGAAGAGGGAGAAATAAGTATGGAATGAGGAGAAGAGCAACCAGCTACAGAATGAGATAGAATAAGACAAAATGTAAATCAATGAGGAAAAGGTATGTTAGTACCAAATTTAACTCCTAATATGTGATAAAATGGGATTTATAATAATAGATGAGAGAGAGCATAAAATAAAGGAGAATGAGGTAAAGATGAGTGCTGGAGAAGTAGGGGAATTAGTAGAGTATAGTGATGTAATAACAAAGTGGTTAAAGAAGAATATAAATAGAATTCAAACAAAATTAGCTCTATGTGAGTGTCAATGAAAGGAAGAGGAGGCTTATATAGGGATAAAAACAATACAAGAGTTGATTAAATCATTGGAAGAAACAGAAAAGACTTATAGAGAGTTCCTTAACAGAGTTACGACCGAAGGCAAGAAAGCATAGCTTGATGTCCATTATAGTGGGTGGGTAAATACTTAGCTCACTCACATTAATGGGTGTTAGAGCCCAATTTTATATCATACCAATAACCCTAATGGACGACAATGAAAAAACATTAGACAACTTGGAGGTATGAGAAGAAGGTCAAGAAAACGAGACCCTTGACAATGAAGGTCAAGACAACTCTCATACAGCCAAAGAAGAGCGTTACAAACAGCAAATAGCTGGAAGTAAGGCAGAGGCAGAAAGGTTGAGAAACCTTGTAATTGACAGAGAAGTCAAGAATGCCGAAAAAGATGCTAGAAGTTTGTTAGAACTTCACGATGTAGACCCAAAATTAGCAGATGAGGTCGCTAAAAGATTTGGCTATGATGATTTCAATGATGCGAAATCAGAAATAGACAAAAAAGCAGGTGGGGATTGAGTGCAGAAAACCAAAGATGCCACTTTTGAAGAGAGCTTTGAGAAACTTTACCAAGAAAGGAAGGCTAAAGAGCTTAATGAAGAGGCATTAAAAAGAGCAGACAAAATTATTGGTAAAATTACTGATAAGGATGCTAGGGAAAAAGCACAAGCTCAATTCAAAAAGATTGTTTGAAATAAACAATTAACCATTGATGAGGCGGAAGAATTTGCTGAAATGGCAACTCTATATGTGAATAAAGAAAACCTAAAAGCTGAAAGGTATGAAGAAGGTATAGGAAACTATGCTAGTACCTGAATGTGAATGGGAAGAAAACCTTGAGCTTGAGATTGAAAGGTTGAGGTTGTAAGAAATGGTAAATTAGTGATTTTAGATGCTAACAAACAATAGTAAAATGGCTAGAATGATTGACGATAATAAAGCAGTAGAAAATAAAGATACTGCAGGATTAGTAGATACTGCCAATCAAGGTAATACTGCTAATCAAGGTAATGGGGATGTATCTAACCCAGCACAAGAAGAAGGTACAAATGATTTAACAACCCTTCAATCTATCCTTGAAAGATTGGATACATTGGAAAAGGAGAATGAGGAATTAAAGAAAGGTCAATTAAATGTATTCACAGAAGGTAAAAAATTCTATGAATGACCTAGAGATTATTCCTATAAGATGTGGTGAGGAGTACCTGTACTTGCTTATAAATCATTTAGGAAGGATGCTACCAAAGATTTGGTTTATCAAAATCAATATGGAGCTTGGGTAAGTAATCACTACTTAGAGTTGACTTTAGCGAACAAAAAGAAAGTTGAAGTAGAAGTTAATGAATTCAATAAACATTATACTACTTCAGAAAAAATGAGAGCTGAAAAAACAACTGATAATAGGGGTAATGTATTAGGATATGAGTTTGATGTAGAGCCACGGTGAAAATTCATTGTTGCTACTAACTTATTAAATGAATAATTGACATTTTAATTTATCATTTAACCAATTAAAAAATGTTTATCAAAGATAGGGAGATTGAAACCATAACAGGTAATGTTGTTTTGTTTAAGGATTGAGAAGAAGTAGAATATACAGAAACTCAACTTAAATATATAGTCACAGAGGAGGCTTTAAGTGAAGAGCAATTTAGAAACTTGATGCTAGAGAATGTGGCAGTAGATATATTAGGGGTTTTACAAGCTCATAATATAAGAAAATGAGATTTACAACCCGTAATAGAAACAGTAGTAAGTAGTTTTAATCAGAATTTCCTTATTGCTGTATGAAAAGCATTTGGAACTTATGCTAAAGATAAATATCCAATGCAGATGCAAGAAGATATTAGAATAGCAGATATAATCCAGATGAAAGATAAGTAGTATTTTATATCTTATTTAATGAATAGAATGGGAAAAGCAGTTACTTTGGTTAATCAACCAAACAACACACAAAACTTCTATCCAGCAGATGATAATTGGGAAATGAAACAATTTCCTTTCGTAGCATCAACTGCTATTGATGAAGGTAGTGTAGTAGCACCACAAATTACATCAAATGATGTTACTGGATATGTAACAAAGATGTGAGCAGAAAATGCTAATGGTGCTGACTTTTTAGGTATTTTAGCAGAACCAATTAAATCTACTGATGGAGATTATGCGGTAGCTGGTAAAATGAAAGGAGTATGGGTACCAAAAAATAAAGAGGCTCTTGCTTATTTCAAAGTTGGTGCTGGTACTTTCACTAAAGCAGATGTATTTAGAACAGTAGAAATTCATACAGATGCTAAATCACTTGCTGTAGATACAGCTGGTAAAGGTGCTAGAATTATGGAATATATTGATAGCACTCACGGAATTTGTAAGTTTAGTTTACCAGAAACTGAAACTGCGTAATTTATTTAATAAAAGTTTTTTATTTGATTTAATGATAAAGGAAAATGCCTAATATTAGTAGTTATACATTTCCTCAAATGACAGACTTGGTAAAAAGAAGTTTCCAAGATGGTTTGGAAAATCTACCACAGGATATGAGAAAATCTGGACTTGTAGTAGAAGATGTTTTACCACTTCATACTGGGGAATATAAAAGATTTGCTGAAAGATTACAGAGAAACCAATATGCATCTGTAAGAGATGAAGGTGATGTATCTAAAAAAGCAAAAGTTCAGTATGGATATGAAAAAGATATGCAGGTTTATACTGTATCTTTAGAAGTATCTATTACTAAAAGAATGAGAAAGGCTGGTAAAGACCAGGATATTTTAGACCAAATTACTTCTCTTGCTGAAGTATGTCCAAATACTATTGATTTGGATTTGGCTCATAGATTAACTTTCGCATTCGCATCTAGTTATGTATCAAGAGATGGAATTACTGTTGATACAACAGTAGGAGATGGATTACCTCTTATTTCAAATGCTCATACATTAACTGGAAGTGCTACGACTTATAGTAATCAGATTACATCTAACCCAGCTTTCTCTAAAGCTGCTTTGGAAAATGCTGAAAATCTATTCGTTACTGGTACTTTCAATAACCTATGAGAAAAGATGGCTATGAAACCAGATGTAATCGTAACTACAGATGACCCTAACACTGTAAATCAAGTTAGAGAGTTGCTTAAATCAACTGCATCTATAGCTGATTACAAGAATGAAGGAGTATTGAATGTTTATAAAGAAAAATATAGACACGTAGTTATTTCAAGATTGGCTACAACTCCTAATGGAGCAGTAGACACATCTAAAGCTAAGTATTGGTTCTTGGCATCTACAAGAGATAGCGATTTCTATCTATGTATGCTTGAAGCTCCATACCTTAAAACACCTTCAGATGGAAACAACGGTGAAGAGTTCTCTAGTGAAAACTGGAATTACCTTACTGCTGCTACTTACTGAATGGCTATCGTTACAGGTAGATGGATTAAAGGTAGTAAAGGAGATGCATCCTAGGATTAGATATGTAGGGGGTTGGGACACTAACCTCCTAAAATCTAGTCAAAGGTTTTAAGTTTTTTATCATATAATTTATTATGCTATGATTGAGAGAAAATGGTTACAGAGTACTAAGCTAATTGATGGAGCTACAGGTACTACACAGAGTAATCCTTATCCAATAGAGGATTATGCGAATATGATGCTCACTATCGCTAGTGGGGACACACCAGAGGCTACTGTAAAAGTAGTAGGTAGTTTTCAGATTGAGGCACCAGATTTTAGCCAGAGTGCTGATAAGGATAACCAATGGAGCTACATTAGTGTAAGAAATTTGGAGGATGGAACCAATATTGATGGTACAACTTGAATTTCAATCAGTACAGGAGGAGTAGAGAGTTATTTAGTAAATACTCCAGGATTAAGATGGATATGAGTAGTAGTTAGTGCATATACTACTGGTACAATAGATGTATCATTGAATGGTTTTAGTTCTTAATGATAAAAAAGAATGACAAATATAGAGGATATTGCTGGAGAAATAGTAGTAGCAAAAGAGCAATTAAAACAAATAAATGCTACGATTAATTCAGATAGAAAGGTTGTAAAAGACCTAGAAATTGAAATTGAAGGAAAAAAGAAGGATATTAAAGAATTAGAAAAAGAAATAGAAGAAAAAAATGAGGAAATTGCTAGTTTAGATAGCACTAAGAAATGAGTAGAAGAAGAATATGGAAAAGTTAGAGATAATATAAAGGCTGAAATAAATAAATTAGCAGAAAATAAAAAGAAAGATGAAGAGAAGTACCAAGTTACATTAGATGAGTTAAATAATGATGTAAAAGTGCTAAAAAATAGAAAAAAGAACTTGGAAAATGAAATAGAAAATTTAAAATGAGATGTAAAAGATTTAGAAGATGAGAAAAGAGGAGTTATAGTAGAATTGGATGAGAAAATTGAAGAGAAGAGAGAGGCATTAAATAACCTCAATTTACTTTTTGATGCTCAAGATGAAAGCTATAATAAGATTAATAGAGAAATGGAAGATATGAACAAAAAATTGGAGGAAAAAGATGAACTTATTGATGAATGCTGAAAATTGGATAGAGATATTGAAGGAAAAAATAAAAAATTGGTAGAAATAAGAGATGAAGTAATAGCTTATGAAGATAAATTAGTAGAAATAAGGAAAGAGATAAATGAATTAGAGAATAAAAAGATGGAAGTAGCCAATGAGGTTGCTGATTATGTAAAAAAGAAGATAGAATTGAAGGATAAAAAAGACCAATTAGAGTTAAAAGAGAAATATTTGAGAAAGAGATTTGAGGAGGCTTGAATTGATTTTGATTAATATTTTATCTTTTTATAGTATATAGGAATGACAGATACAGAAAGCTCAATCGCTATTCAAGATGAAGAAAGTGAGAATACTGCTAGTGTAGTAACTAGTAAAGATGATATAACAGTAAATTGAATAGTTGGACTAAATCCAGATGGAAGTAGTATAAATCCATCAGAGGAGGAAGAGTGATAATTTTATAATTAATATAAAATCAAGGATGACAAAAAGTGCTACAAGAATACAAGATAAAGATACTCAAAAAAGGGCTAGTGTAGTGCAGAGTACAGAAGACCCAACGAAATATGGGGTAGTGTTATTAAACCCAGATGGTAGTAGAATTAGATGACCTCAATGAGAGCCGTGAGAGGCGGCTACCGTAGAGGTAGGAAGTACTACAACTTGAAATCCTTGAACTAATGCAAGTGTAAGTAATAGTGGAAGTAGTAGTCACGCTATATTAAATTTTGTAATACCAAGAGGGGATAAATGAGATACAGGTACAATAAGTGTGGGGACAACGACTACAGGAGAGGCTTGAACAAGTGCTAGTGTAGTAAATGTAGGAACATCAACAGATGCTATATTTAATTTTGTTATACCTAAAGGGGATAAGTGAGATACAGGTAATGCGGCGACAATTCAAGTAGGTACTACATCAACAGGAAGTCCTGGAACTAATGCTAGTGTAACGAATAGTGGGACAACGAGTGCGGCGATATTTAATTTTACTATACCAAGAGGAGATAAGGGGGAAACAGGAGATACAGGTAATGGGATTATAAATACAACTAAGGAGAAGGTATGAAAGGTGACTACCGTGACATTTACTTATGCAAATGGAAATACATTTGATTTTAGTGTAAGTGATGGAGAGGATTGAGAAGGTAGTGGAGATGTGCTTTGACCTAGTAGTGCTACTGATTGACATTTAGCTTTATTTGATGGGAATACAGGTAAATTAATAAAGAATGGTGGTGCTATTCAAGATAATTTAACAACAAATGTAAGTACAGATGTATTAAGTGCTAAACAAGGTAAAGTATTAAAGGATGCCGTAGATACAATTAATGGAAAGATACCAAGTGCGGCTAGTACAAGTAATCAATTAGCAGATAAAGATTTTGTAAATAGTTCTATTAATAGTATCGCAGCCTATTATATAACAAAGAATGCGAATGGTGACCAATTCGCTACTTATTCAGAATTAGCGAGTGCTACGACATTTTATAGTGGAGGAGTAGTTAGAGTACCAACACAGAATGATTATACAATAGTAGCAGATGATGAAAACCACGACCACGCAACTACCAGATATATTTACCAATGAAATCAATGGGAGTATCAATATACAGTAAATGAAACAGCATTAACCCAAGCTCAATTAAATGCTTTGAATTCTTGAATAACTGCTGGTAAAGTATCAACATATGATGGATATGCTAGTGCGATAGCTTGAAAGCAGAATACATTGGAAAGTGGAGTAAATATAAAAACAATAAATAATACCTCAATATTAGGTAGTTGAAATATAGATACGACATATAATAATGCGACCCAGAGTAGTGCTTGATTAATGAGTGCTAGTGATAAAACAAAATTAGATGGAATAGAGGCTCAAGCTCAAAAAAATACTGTCACAGGAGTAAAAGGAAATGCCGAAAGTACATATAGAACAGGAAAGGTAAATATAACACCAGCGAATATATGAATAACAAATAAAGCGGCGGCTAGTGGAGGAACTGCTGATACTTTGGTAACTACAGGAGATAAATATAATTGGAATAATAAACAGAATGCTCTCTCTACACAGACTGCATATATTTCTAAATGAACTTCTACTAAAGTACCTACTATCACTACTAACACACTATGACAGGTAACAGGAATAACAGAAACTAATATCAGCTTTCCTGTATCTTCTGTAAACTGACAAACTTGAGCAGTAAGTCTGACTATACCAACGATTAGTACAATAACAGTAACTCTGACTTCTGCTTGATGGTCTTCTAACTCTCAAACTGTTTCTGCTACAGGAGTTACTGCAAGCAACACAGTTATAGTTTCTCCTGCACCATCTGATATAGCTGATTATGCTGACTGTGGTGTATATTGTTCTGCTCAAGGTAGTGGAACTTTAACTTTTGGATGTGATACAGCACCTAGTGGAGATATAGTAGTGAATGTACTAATAATGAGTTAAAAAAGTCTGATTTCTCCTATCGTTTAAGTCTAGGAACGCTACCAGAAAGGGTAGAAATGAGGGGTAAGAACTCTCTAGGAGAAAAGACTAGTCTGATTTATTTCTTATGTTTAATAGAATGGCTATATTTAATACAGTTTATGGGGGAGAATATCATCTACCTTGAACTTATCAAAAGGTAGAGTATATACAGAGTAGCTGAACTCAATATTTTAGTGTGTTAAATTCATTCAAGACAAGCTATAAAACTGTAATAGATTTCCAAATGGTAACCACTTGATGAGATTATATCCCATTATGAATGATTAAGGCTGATGCTAGTGATAAATATTGAATAAATGCTTATAGCTGATATTTCAAAGTAATAAGTTGAAGGTCTTGGGCAAATACTAAATCAGAAGATAAAAATAGACATACTTTTATAATTGATAAAAGTACAGCAACAGTAGACTGAACAAATTATAGTATTAATTATGTAGATGCTACATTTGATTTTTGAATTTGAGTATTTGCATATCATAGTAATGGGGACACACTATGGCAATTTCTTTCAAGTAATAAATTATATAAGCTAGATATATATGATGAGAATTGAGTTCAGATTTTTAATGGAGTGCCTTGTTATAGAAAAAGCGATAGTGTAATATGAATGTATGATGTAATAAATAAAGTCTTTTATACAAATCAATGAAGCTGAACATTTACTAAATGACCAGATGTAAATTAAATCAGACTTTTTAAATTCTTTAAAGACAGCGATGCCAATAATAAATATGGTATATAAGAAGAAAAAGGGATGGAAATACAGCTATGATTTTATTTGAAAAACAATAAGTCAGATTAGTAATGACTGATGGCAGGGTACTTCTTGATGGATTAATACCACTGATGGTTTGTATAGAAATGCTTGGAATAATCCATTATACATTCAACCATCTTGAATGTGAAATGCATTAAGCAATGCTAATAAAATCACGATAAGATTTTGATATTATGTAACCAAATGAACCTGAACAAGAGATATATTATGTACATTAAGTAACACATCTTGATATATTGAGCCACGATTTTGATTATATTGTTGATGAGCAAGTGGGGCTAATATGGTGATAAATTCCTGAACACAATCTACTTTCACATACTCGTATACTTGAAGTACAATCTTTACAGAAGTTCGGGACTTTGCAAACAAAACCTTAACAATATCATCTACTGATGGTAACTCAATTACACCTAGTACATTCTCATTAACTGATAGTATGATAGCCATATTAAAAACTTACACATATATAAACATTCTTCAAAATTGAACAGCTAGTAAGATGCAATCTATAAGTATAACAATAGAATAATTCAGATTTATTTCTTTTCCTTTCCCAATGCAATTAAGTCTGACTTTTACCCTCTTTATAGTTCTGTGTATCCTAGTAGGGTATGAGATATTTAGAAAATAAGAAAAGAAAGCTGACTACAAATAGAGGTAAGATAGTAATCTGTGGGGAGATGTAAAAAAGAGTGGCAAAATTAAAAATTTTGAGTAATATATAATTAATTTATCTTATAAAAATAATAAGATGCAAACAACAATATTAATTCTTATAGGGACAGCGATGGTTATTACTACTATAGTAAATTTTGCTAAACCTGGATATAAAAAATTTGTAGGAGAATATGAAACTACAATAAATATTGCTTTGAGTTTTATATTATGAGTATGTAGTGCTTTTGCCGTAAGACCTTATTTGGAGATTGAATTGTGAATTTGAGCTTTAATTTTATTATGATTAGCTTTAGGTACAGGTGCTAATATTTTTTATGATATATGGAAATTAGTACAGAACTTGGGGAGTGTAAAGAAGGAGGATGTAGTAGATGAAAAACCTAGTGCTATTTGATACGATTTAACTCCTAATGAAGATGAAGAAGATGAATAGTATAATGGAATATATTTTCTCACCAGAAACTTTAATAAGCATAATTTCAACTGTAATTTGAGTAGTTATAGCATTTATGTCTTTAAAAAGTAGAGTAGATAGTTTAGAGAAGGATGTTAGAGAGTTACAATCGCAGGAACTCCACGTAAAAATAGCTGAAATGCAGAAGGATATACAGTATATAAGAGAGATGTTTGATAGGTTTTTAGATGGGAAGAAATAATTTTACCTATTTAGATAAATAAAATATGAGAGAATTACTTGCTTATAGTCAATGAGCTGTTATAGAAGAAAAATTGACATTAAGGATAAAAGCAGATAATAATGGGGATATATATTTACCAGTTGCTTGATATTCTAGTGATGGGACACAGGATTGTGAGTATGGATGGATGGTAAGTATAGATGGAAATAATGCAGTGGAATATAGTGGGCTATGAAGTAGTAGTTGAAAGATAAGGGTAGGTTATGGATTAAGTCCTTTAAGTGTACATACAGTAATAGTAAAGCCAAAAGAAGAATGATATAGTTGGTTAAGAGCTTTTTGATATAAGGGTACAGATATAGCGAGTTCTCTTATTAATATTATTAGTGATAAATCTTATATGTGATATGCTTTGAGTGAGATTTTTACAGGGGATTATTATAAAGCATACCAATATTATGGATGTAGTAATTTAATAAATACAGATGAAGAATTACTACCAGACACATTAGAGGTAATAGGTAATAATTATAGATATTATGAATATGCTGGATGTAATAGTTTAGTGCATAATGCAGAGGAGAAGATATTAAAAACAGTAAAAGTAATATGAGATAATTATAGAGCATACCAATATGAGAATTGTGTATGAATTAATAAGATTAATATGAGGGCTATAAATTGGGCTAGTGTAGGGAATAACTATAGATATAACCAATTTAGTTGAATGGGTAGTGATAGAAAGCCTATGGATGTTTATATAGAGGGAGGAATAGAAGAAGGATGAGATTGGTGATTAGTAAATAGTAGAGTAAAAGGAGTTTATGTATATCAAGGGTTAGTGAGTGATTACCAAACAAAACTCTCAACAATAACAAGTAGTAAGATTAAAAAGAATGCTGAATGGGATAATTTTGAGTATGAATTTATAGAATATATAGGGTTAGCTGATAGCTCTTGAAAAATTAGAATTCCTGTTGGTGGATATTCTACAAGTTGAAGTCAAAATTGTGCTTATGATTGGTTAGTAAGTATAGATGGAGGAGAGGCTGTAGAAATAACAGGGACAGGAAGTGCTACTTATGTAAGTGTAGGTAGTGGATTAACAAGTGGAAGTGAGCATAGAATAGTTGTAAAACCTAAAACAATATGATGGTGATGGTGAAGAGCTTTTGGATTTTATAATACTTGAGCTCAAAATTATATAAAGGAAATAATCCACGATAGTTATAAATGCTATGGAAGTAATAGATTAGAAACAGGGAATTATTATAAGTATAGGACATATAGAGGATGTGTAAACCTAATAAATAGTTATGAAAAATTGCCTACGAGTGTAACGACAATAGGAAATAATTATATGAAGGGATGTAATTATGGATGTACTTGATTGATAAATGCTTTTTGGGAGATTTTACATAAATGATGTAGTATAGGTAGTGATTATAGACATTCACAATATTATAATTGTAGTGCTATGAAAGTCCACGAAGGAGTAGCTTGATATAGTGGAACATACCCAACGAATTATAAGAATGAATATTTGAGTGGTGCTGGTAATAATATGAAAGTATATATGACTAGATACGAAAATTTGGATAGTGGATTAACTAATAGTATGTGATTAGCAGATAATAAGGTAGAATGAGTTTATGTATATGTAGATAATCTATATGGATATGTAAATAATAGTAATTGGAGTAATATAACAAAAACAAAGTTCCAAGTATATTATTATGATTACCAACCAAGAATAACAGTAGATATAACAAAATATACGAAATTAATAGGAACTTATGGGATGCCATATAGAAGTACAGGAAGGTATTATGCTTATAGTATATGAGGATTTGATGAAAATAGGAGATGAATAGCACCAGCTGGGAATAATACATATGATGTAAGAGTACCTTGAGAGGAATATGTATTAAATGGTTGAAGAGTATTATGAAATATTTATAGATTGAGATGGTTATGATATAGTTGAACAGCTTATGATACAGGAGAAAGTAATGATATAGGTACAGGTAGTTGAAGTGATATAGATGGTAATGTAAGAAATTTTTATGTAGATTATAAAGGAAATATAACATATTGAAGTGCGAGAAGGAGTAGTAGTTGAAGACCGTATAGAGAAATAAGTGGTAGAGTATATTATAGTGAAAATGTAAGTTATGATGGATGGATGCCTTGTATATGTGCAAGTAGAGATGGTAGATATATGTTTGTAGATGGTAAAAAGTATTATTCAAGTACAAAATGGTGAGGTGCGAGTGAGTATGATACATATACAGGAAGTTATACAAGTATGGAATTCAGCGAGGATTGAATGACTGTATATTTAGCAAGTAATTTTGGAGATATAACACAATATAGTCTAAAATCTCCACGAGATTTAACGGATATGGAGAGTACAGGTAAAACAAAGAGTATAAGTTGACAATTTGCGTTTAGTAAAGATTTTAAATATTTGTATGTGTATAATTGAAACTTAACAGTTTATGAGTATAATGCATAAATATGGGAAAAGATAGACCAAGAGTAATAGAATGTGGTGGTATATCTTATAAATTAAATAGGATAATACCACCAGATGAAGAGGATAACCACCATATAATAAGCAGGAAGGAAAAGGCTAGATTTAAAGTAAATAATGAGGAGAATATAGTAAGGATAAAAAGGAGAACTCACGTAGCTTTAAATAATCTATTTGAGAATAGACAAGAGCCAAGAAAACAGCTACAAATGATGTATGATATATGGAAGAGTGCTTTAAGTGTGGGAGTGAGGAATGAGTTGTATACATTATTGACATTACCAGATGATATGTTTTATAACGAAAATTTAATAAATGGAAAAAATAAAAAGAAGATATGAACAGAGTGATAATCCAGAAGAATGTAAATATGGATTAGTAGTAAATGGTTGTAGAGAGTGTCTTTTTGAAACTTTATGTCACTTAGAGAAAGCAAAATGAGTAAAGAGGTAGTTTTTATTTATGGTGAGGATTGTAGTAAATGCCATCAGATTAGACCCCACGTAGAGAAATGGGCTAGTAATAATGGTTATAATTTTCAAGCAGTAAAGTATGCTGAAAGTGAATTACAGGTTGCTAGTATACCTATTTTACAAGTGATAGAGGATGGTAAAGAGAGTATTTATGATTTTGATGGAATAGTTGCTTTACTTTCTAACAAAAAATAAAATGAGTAAAGAAAAGGCTGAACTTGTGGATAGATTAAATGCTA